AGAGAATTTGGATTCGACTTCTTGAATGTTCCTGACACATCTTGTAGATAGACGCGATGATAGTTTGATCCTGGGACTTTTTCGGAAGAGTATATCCTCGCGCTCGCTCTTGAATCCTTTCCGAAGATATATGCTCCACTCGGAAATGTGTCTATCGAATATACATCAAGTTTGGTGGGTTCTTTCTTTACTAAAATCTTGCATACGACAACATCTGTATCTCCTGCAAGGGTCATTCCCCCATACAGATATGGATTCTTTACTATGCCAAACTGTCTGTAGTCATTTCTAACAGACATTCTTCCATTTTCTTTATTCTCAATATCAACTGCAATCATGAGATTAGCAGCACCAAGTTCCTTTATTGCATTAAATCCATGCCCGCCGGGAATCGATATGCTCGCAGACATTGAGTCATTGAGTTGAGATACATTGTTTCCTATGATGGCATCTGCTGCCTCCGAAACAACTCTTGGCTTGGCATAGGTATAGTTTACCCCTGGATCATTGATCGATAATGCAGTTATCTTTTTGGAAAACGATATATTTGGTATTACAACTGCTCCAACACCATCGCCATCGACAACGATGTATGGAACAACCTTGAGTTGAGATGCTGTGGTCAAATCACGATTTATAGTCGGATGGACATTGGCATAATAGTAACTTGTTCCAGATCCTGCCTTGTAGAAGTTAATCACTCTGAAATATTGACCCAGACCTGGTCCACTCACAACATGAATTGCATAGTCGTTCCAGTATGAGTTTCCTGGAGAAATGACTTCAGTTGTTGGATTGAATGATATATGAGATGACCCAGCCAAGTTTGCCGTTCTTCCAGTATCTGCATAGAAAGAAGGAATCTCGACACATGGAGTGGTGTATCTGTATGCCTTTGTAAATTCTGGACTATACGATGCAGTAAACGAGACCGAATCTATTGAACCTGGCTTCGTAGTCGATTCGATCAGTCTCTGATCAGGTTGAAGTTCATCCCCGACAAGGACTGGAATATACTCTAGTGTTATGAATCCAAGATAATCCTCTGGAACTGTATAAATGTACTTCCAAATATATCCATCGGGAAGAGATATTGGATTTGGTGATCTTCCTGTGGGCATCACGGACGAAGAACCAACAGCCTTCAGACACTTGTATACATTATACTCCGAGGTCATGGCATAGAAGTTCTTTTCAGCCATGTCGGTTGTCTCCGAATATGCAGTATAAGCAGTTCCACTTGCCCAATCATATCGTGGTATCACTATGCGAACATTGCTGTCGGTTATTCTCTTCAGGAACAGCATACATCGCATGCTGTCATAGACGCTCCTTGATGAATCTGCCAATGATGGGGGATTTGCATCACTCTCCAATAAGGTAGTGGTGGTGGCATCATCGGCATGAGGAAGGATTCCGCCAACAAAGAGATAGTATCGATTGTTTTCCAATAGACCTCTATTGATCATGTTGATCAGATCGGTCTTCATGGATGTCTTTAGTGCTGTAGTAGCCATATTAGTAGTTCGGTGATGTCAGATTCGTGCCTTCTATTAAGCCATATTCCCTATTTGCTCCAGTTGATCCTTCATAAGGAGTTCCTATGGCGTTCGAGTGGAAGTGATATCCTATTGGCATCTTAAAGAATGGATTTAATGCCACCGCTCCAAACGATGCACCAGGTCCACACAATCCATTCCACACTCCAGTAAGACCCTTTATGGATCTTGTGTTTGGATGATGGAATATTCCCCAATAGGAATAACTAAGTCCTCTTGCTTCTATGTATCCCTCGACGCTACCACTTGCTCCAAGAGGCAGACCTTGTGAATCGTGCGTAACGCCACCAGATTCCTGTACGATTCCGGTTCCATAACGAACTATATCGATTGCCGCAGTTATTCCATAGGAGAACGATGGAGAGAAGAGAGTGAGTGTATTTCCTTCTATGAATCCACCACCAGTTTGATTTCCTGCAAGCGAGGTATTGAAATCTATAGCCTTAAGAAGCAATACAGCATATGTTCCGCTAGAGTTCAGATTGCCGAATTCAAACACCGAAGCAGTTATTCCGACGCCAGCAGGTCCACTTGAGCCTATAGTTGTCCATGTGGCAGAACTGCTGAAAGAAGAACCAGATACTTTTCGTATGAATAGTTTTCCTCCCGTCAATCCATAGTTCTGTGTCGTACTATATGTGTTTCCCCGCGGATTGAATCCATTTGGATACTTGGCATAAAGATCGGCAGTTGTTCCTAGACGATATGGGGTATAATGCCCAATGTAAGGAACTTCATATCTCTGCATCTCAGAATGGTGTGGCATTGCATCGATGATGTTCCTCTTGAGAAGAATCTCCCCGAACATCTTGAATCCGGCTGGATGAACAAGTTTCTTATACAACTCACGATATTTGGATAGAGATATCTCACTGCGGAGAACATATGAATAATCCTGATAGTAATCAGAATCGAAGATTTTCCCGGTTGAACTGATCTTTCCTCTGTTTCCAGAATAGTAGCCAGGATAAGAGGTCAACCCTCCGATCTTTGCGAGTATCTTTGCAAATCCATTTCCTGTATTGGAAATAACAGAAAGAATCGGTGCTGTTGGATAGCCTATTCCAGAATTTTGAATTCGTACTTGCTTTATTTTGCCAAGTGAATCAACCAGATCGACAGAGAGTGCCATTCCAATGCCATCTCCGCTTGCTGTAACCCCAATTACATCTCCAACGGCATATCCTATACCTGCATTTTCTATCAAAACATCCGATAGAACAGGATAGACAATCTCAGTCAATCGTTGATCGGAAACATCAACATATACTCTCTTGTCTGGATTGAATGTTCCGCAGATGTCCTTTACAAATATCTCGTTTACATCATAGTAGGACGCAGAATATTGGATAACATCTGAAACCGTAGCAAAAGAAACCACCTTTCCGCTATTCTCATCCACCTGATAGATTTGACGACCTATCATTTGAAAATTGGCGGTTCCGCCAGTATTGGTGGTCTTTATGGATTTCTTTTCAATCCATTCTCCATCGGAACACTTTATCACCAATTTACCAGGATGCTTTACCTCAAGGGATGTGTTATAAATGAGTCTGAATAGAAATCTAAACGACTTTTCCGTTCCCTTGGAACCATAGAATCTTCTGGCATTCTTGAGGAAGTTAGCCTCATCAACAACATTTCCATTGAGATCAAATGCAAGACGACTTGGAAAGTTGGCAAGATACATTGAACGGAAATCTTCAGCAAAAAGCCCGATTGTCTGATCTATATCAGTATGCTCTGTGAAAGCATCTATCATTCCAAAGGCATTCTGATACTGCTCAAGCCACTCATAGTATGCTTCGACAAACCTACGGAATGTCTCATGATCCTTGTTGACAAAGTCAGGAACCTGATCGACAATGAGATTGCTAGGTCCAAGCCTCTTTATTATTCGTGGGCTTTCCTCAGATAGCGTTATAGTCGCTATTACTGGGGCTGCGGTTCCACCACTATTAAGGAGTAATGGTAGTTGCGCTAGTGGCATCAGATGTTCCTAGTTGCTGCGTCCTGTAGTTCTATGAGAATAGAATCCTGTATGCTTGCATCTACAAGAAGAACCTGATTTCTCTTTGGAACTATATCGTAACGCTGATCGGGAATAACTTGTATTCTGATGTAAGGAAGATTGCCCGTATCGATAGGATTAAACGACATAATGCTTACCCTTCCCGTGGTATAGTCAATCGATCCTATATTTTCCTTGATGACAACCTTTTTTCCCGCCTCAGTTCCACACACGGAGAGAACCCCATATCCGTCATCTTCTATGAAGGACTGCAATATCTTTCCAGCATCATTTTTGTAGGAGAAGACATTTGTACTTACTATAGATGAATACCCATCAAACGGGTGATCTACTGCAGTTCCATAATCAAGAGTATAGTTTCCTATTCCAGAAATTGGAATCAGTTTCTTCATTAGTCTTGTGATTATGCGATTGCTGACTATGGAGTTGCTCGAAAGATCGATTTGTCGGGAAAGCACAGAATATCTGAACGGATTGGCAAATGTCTCAAGAGAAGCACCGGAGTACCTTATGATCGCTGAACGAATAGCACTTTTGACTATCATTTCATTGGTGATTGATCTGTTTGAATCATATGTTCCAAAGCAATCAACCATGACATAGATGTAGTCAGGATCCATAAGTTCGGTTGTAACTGCGATCATTTTCTTCCGATCAAGTATATCCGAAGTCAGTTGTCGTTTCTGGGGATCACTCAATGTAGGGGAGTTCTTCGGAAGAACGGATATGAATACCTTTCCATACTCAGGAGGATCGTTTTCTTCTCCTCCCCATATCCTAACGGCATCTGCGGCAGGATAGTCACGGAGGATTATGCTTTCATAATCTGATGCAGTCACAGCCCTATCCTGGGATTGATAGTATTTGGTGGCGGTATAGCGAATCTTCTCCTCATTCTCACGATCTGCTCCACCAGAAGATGCCGAGACCGTCGTTATGGTGGAATCAAAGTCATTTCCTTGTATTCCAGTGAAGACAAATGAGGAAGAAGTTGTATCCCGTACACCAATATCGTTTCCTTCGGAGCCAGCAGTCTCAAAATACTGAACTACGATGTAGTTTCCCTTCGATGGGGTTGCCCCAAGTATCCCGTCACCAAAGGAAATCTGATAGTTTCCACGATGATTTTCGTTTATGAAGTACACCTTGCTGGTTGGAGTCAACTGAAGATAATCGGTGTTTTCCTTCCACGCTATGTCGGCATTTCCCAGATCAACAGCAGAATTCATGACATATATTCTTGTCAGGCTTTTGTCGATATTCCTGCTCGGAATCTCGAATTTTGTGGCATTGCTATCGGGATCATAGATGAACGAGATGCTCTTGAAGACTCCCTGTCGAAGAACAACATTGCTGGCTTTGAATGGAGTGGTTGTCTTGTCGATTGAAAACGATTCCACCAGAGTGAATGGGTAGTTTATTCCATCCTTCGTGGCATTGAATCTTGATCCTGTGGGAAGAGAAGATGGAACTCCGGTAGTAACTCCCATAGTCACATCCACTATTGCGCTTGCTGAGGTCATTGAGTTTGGAACATATCCAAGATTCTTTGCAAGTGACACTATCGACTTACGCAGGACGGCAGAATCAAGGAACGATTCGGCGGCAAGCATATTTGCGTACATCGCGGTATAGTGGGTATTGTACGCAAGAATGTCGAGAAGAATGTTTATTCCCGATCCTTCAAAGTTGTAGTCGGAGAACTCATCCGTAGTCGAGAGATAGTTCTTAAGATTCTCCTTGATCCTGTCGAAATCAAGTTCCGTTACGGGAGTTAGTACGCGATTTGCCATTACCTTAGCCTCTCTATGCTTACGAATACCTTTGAGGTAGTCCTTGAGTTGGTCATCATGAAAGAAACGAGGACATCAAATGAGTTCTTTCTCTCGTCAAAAACCACCTGGACATCGTTCATTTTTGCCCTTGGCTCATAGGCAGAGATTATATCCATGATGTTTGATCGTATTGCCATAGCGACTAGTGGACTCACCGGTTCAAAAAGCAGACGATAGACGCGGGAATCTATCTCGGGGCGAAACGGCTTGTCATAACGGGTCATCAGAATCAGGTTGCGGACAGACCTCTTGACAGCCTCTTCATCGGTCTTTTGGGAAATATCACCAGTCACGGGGTGTGCCGTGAAGTCAAGATCCAGATCCTTGAACATGTTCTTTCTGATAATCCCTGCCATGCTCGTATCCTCATTA